AAACCCAGTACCAGTAGCGGCTAAAGCTTTTGATAAGCCAGTACCAATCATACCAGTCAGCCAAGATACCATTCCGCCAAAACCACCAATTGCTAATTTAGCAACGCCTAAAAATAAAATTAACTTAACAACAAAACCTAAAAGAACATTAGTTTCGTCTGCCCATGCAATAAGTCCATTTACTAAAGAGAAAATAACACCAAGAATTCCATTTATTAATCCAAGGAACAACATTAAAGGTGCGCCAATATTCTGGAAGAATATTTTAATTTGGTCTAGACCATCCAAGCTACCACCTATTTTTCCTAAACTAGCTTCTAAGTCACGAATATTCTTTTCAAATTCTCCAATCATACCAGTAGATTGTTCTGTTTGTTTTGTTAATGCTTGGATTTGTGAAGCAGTAAGACCTAATTGGTCTGCCAATACTTGAATCTTAAATCTTGCATTTTCTCCTTCAAATCCAGAACGCTCAATCGCATCTGCAACCATTTGCATTTTTTCTGCTGGGTTTGCTCTTAATAATTGCAACGGGTCTAATGCTACTCCAAGCTCTCTTGCTATTGTATTGGCAGCAGTTATTGAACCTTCTAGACTATCTAGTTTAGTAGACATTTTTGCAATTGCTTCTGTTCCAATTCCAAACTGCGATGAAACAGCCAAAGTCTCTTTCATAACTTGATTTGCTTGAGAACCATAAGCAATAAATTGCTCCATGTTGTTTGCCAAACCTTTAACCGCATCTGATGTTAGTCCTAAGCCTCTAGCAGTAGAAACAAGTTCTGTTGCTAATTTTGCTGATTCTTCGGAGGATAATCCCAAAGAGCGTTGAAAGCCAGAAAGAATCGTTATACTTTCTGATGCACCAATTCCAAATCTTTGCATTTCATACGAGGCAATTAATAATGCCTCTGTTTGTTCACTTGTTTTATTACCAAGATTAACAAATGAAGTTGCCAAAGCATTAGCTGTTGCTGCTTGCGCGCCCATATCGATGCCTAATCTAGCACCAGATGCATACGCAGCATCAAGGCCAGAAGCTACAGTAGTGCCTGCTTCTCTTCCTACTTTTAATATAGCATTATAAAATTGTTGAAAGTTTTCAAAAGCATAAGCAATAGCAGAAGAGAGAAGATTAACAGGATTTAAAGCTGCTTTAAATGAAGCTGCTGATGATTGCATAATTGAACCCATCATACCCGTCACGCCACCAGCTTTACCAGCAACATTGATATAATCAACATATGATGTGTTCATACCTGCTTTTGCTGTCATTTGTTGTGATAAAGAAGCGGTTAAACTGTCTGTTGCTTTTTTGAGGTCGTTTGTTGCAAGAATCTTTTTTTGTATATTTTCGTATTGTTCTTTGCCTTTAATATTGATTTCATTCTGTTGAAATAATAAATTTCTTTCTGTTTGATTTAACGAATCAGTACTTTTCCTTGTTTCATCAATTTTATTTTTTAATTGTTCTCTTTTGTCTAAAAGAGATATAAATTCTTCCTCTTCTTTTGCTGAAAAATCGAGTCCCAATCTTTTTAATTCGTTTAAATCATTTATTTCTTTACTTACGGCAGATAAAGATTTTTGATAGGATTGTTCTAATAAATTATTTTTATCTAGTTTTTTCGATATTTCATCTAAAATATTATCAAATTTATCAAAATTTTCTGATAATTTTAAATTAGCAGAAGCTGCTTCTACTTGCTTTTCTGCTTGAGCAGATAAGGTATCAACATATTCTTTAGTTTTTTTATCTAAAGAATCTAGTTTAAGTTGTAACTCTTCTACTGCCTTAGTGGCTGAATCGGCTATCTGCTTTATTCTTAAAAGCTCTTCTGGATTTAAATCTGCCATAAGTTAAAGGATTCCTTAGATACTGAATGGATACTTGATGCCTGTCTCACGTTCAAACTGAGAAGCAGCATATTGAAGATGAACTTGATTCTGGTGCGTGCGTGGGTCGCTAAGTCCATGACGAACATAGGCATCGTATAGATTCTTCTCACGCGCAATAAGTTCTACAAAAGAGCTAATCTGGCTAGATGTACCAGAAATAGAAAGATTTGGGATTGGTCCCATACCAGAAAGTGCAGAGACAACAGAACGAATTCCGTTAGCAATATCAGTTACATTAAAGTTTTCCATTAGACGCTCCTGTGGGTCTAGGAGAATTCTAACAGGTACAAGGTTTTCTGTCATGTAGTTTTTCTTACTCATACTATAAATAGAAAAAGATAGGGTTTTTACACCCTATCTTTTAAATTACTTTTTATTAGCAGCTTCTATTTGCTTCTTTTCATCTTCAAATTGTTTTGCTAATCTTCTTGTGAACCAATGTCTTAATTGAATTGGAAGGTTATAAACTTCTATAAACGACCATCCACCGTGATATTTGAGGATAAACATTTCCTCATATATTGATTCGTGATAATTATCTGTTAACCCAAAAAAAGTCCGCTGTAAACGGCACCTCCATTTCCGTATCAAAGCCACAGAAACGGCATTCAAAGTTGCTATTATATTTAAGGTTTGGTGTAACTACTTTTAATAGTTTCTTAAGATAAATTGAGTCTCTTGCTGGCATTGTCTGAATGAATTGCTCAATTTGATTTCTATCTGAAACACCATTAACAGAAACAATTGTCATTCTTAATAAGTCTGTTGCATTTGTCTCATTTAGATTTTGTGTCTTTGTTGTTGCTTTATCAACAATTATCTTTTCATCACGACCATTCAAAAGTCTAAATGTTATAGACATTTTGCTCATTGGAAGTGTTGTGGTAAAGAATTCATTTTCATCTTTAGAAACTTCATATCCTGCTAATTCTTCTTGTGTCAATGCATAAGTTACATCTGGTTCTTCAAGATTAAATGAATACTCTTGAGACTTATTGCATGATGGGCAGTTAACTTTTGTGTCATAATCTGAACCATAACCAGAAACTCTGGCTGATACGATAATAGCATTTCTATCGCCAATTAAAAGTGTTTCTGGTCTGATTTGCTTATTCATCAAAAGGTCAGAGATTAGTCTATCAATAACTACACCTTTCTTAATTAAATTTTTAGATGTTAATGTATCTTCATCTTTTGCTGTCATGAATCGAATCTCAACAGTTTCTTGACCGTGTAGTGGGTGCCCCTCTGGGTAACACAATCCCTTTGAGGGAAGTTCTACATGCTCTGTTGGGATTACGAACGAAAGCCCACTAGCCTCTGCTTGTGGTGCTTCTGATTGGGTCGTATGCGCGCCGCCCAATCTATCTAGGTTGTTTCTCATTTAAACTCCGTGTTTATTTATATGGTAGATTAGAACCAAATTTTCCTTCTGGCACATTGTTTGCTGGATTACTATTAGCATATGATTCATATTCTGCCCATTGATAACCTATCTTCATAGTATATTCAATAAATTGATTATCACTTTCATAATTATTCTCACCAAAATTAACTTCTATTAAATTTGGCTCATATAAAATCCATTTACCAATTGGAAAATGTCCTTGTTTTGGTAAGTCTTTTTGTTGTACAGGGTGTCCAAGATAATCTGCATAGTTTCCATTGTTTTGAACATCATTTGATAAATCAATTATTTCAAATGGTTCAAACAATTGACGACTTCTTAAACTAAATGCATCTTTGTTGGAATTTTCTGCTTTTATATTAAAATTATCCACTCCTACTTTGGCTGTACGACTTGTACGTGACCATTGGAATCCAGAACTGTGAATTAGTAAACTAAGTAGATAATCTAAATCTTTTGGCATTTCACTCGGATAGAATGAATAATTTGTTACGTTAACAAATTTTACTGTAATAGGTTCCCAAATAGCATCTTTTATTGTAACTGGCTCGTATCCAATCCATTCGCCATTTCCCTCATATAGAGCATCTCTATAAGATACTCTAAATGTTGGTCTATTGACTGATTTAACAACCCAAGCTAAATTAGATATAGCATCTAAACCTGCAAATCCACCAAGACTTAAATCAATATCTATATTACCTGCAAGACCTTCTATATTCGTGTCTGTACCAAAAAAAGCATTATTTCCAAATCTAACAATAAATTTATGCTTTGGTTTTGGTTTTGCATTAAAACTAGACCAGAAGTTTAATCTATTTTGATATGCTGTATTTACTAAACTTGGTCTAGCTATAGAACCGCTTGGTTGTGCCATGTTAAATGCCTATTAAGCCATAGTTGTTGGTGTTGGTCTTCTTCCTCTATTTTTTGTAGCTTGTACACTATCTGCTTCATCTGTACTAGTAGAATAAAGTGTTAACGTAGCCCAATCATATACTATTGTTAATTTATATTCTGATAGCTGATTATCGTTTTCATATGACAAATCGCCTAAATCTATTTTTGAAATCCAAGAATTATGCAAACGCCATTCTTCTACTGCTTGGCCTTGTTCATCAATTTGTTGTATTAAAACATTATTTCCCAAAGCAGATACAGCATTTGTTTTATCAAATAATGTTAAAGTACGACCACCAGCTAGTGCGGCTCCTTTTTCTTCTGGTGTTTGATTTCCAGAATCTGTTAGAACTTTATATACTTGTTGCATAACTGATTGTGCTTCTGTATCTACAAATGTTGCAACAACATCATTCCACTTAATACCACCGGGAAACTTATAAGTGTTTCCAAGGAATTTGTGTTCACCAACAGTAATATCAGCATTTGGTTTGTTAACTGATTTTGCTAATATTGGAGGTAATTCTCCGATAAATACTAAAAACTTATGTTTTCTTTTTGGTTCTAAACCTGCATCACTCCAGAATGCCATATCTTAATTCTCCCTTTATATTATATAGTATTAATCGTTAAAAGAAGCACCAGAACCTGCAATAACGAAGTCAATTGCAATGTATTCTATAGCTCTTGCTGGCTTGATGAAAATCTTGGCATATACAATATTTCTGTCAACCAAATCTGGTGTAGTTGTTGTTTCATCGAGAATCAAGCGATACTCGGTGATGCCTAATCTTGACTTAACACTATCTAAGAATGTTGAAGCTTGTGACTTGAAACGATTCCAAGTTACAGATACGTTTTGGTCGAATAGAATTGTTGAAGCAATGATTGAGATTTGTCTCTTCAAGAAGATAACCAATCTACGAACATTAATTCTGTCAAGTGCTGAAGGTGTAATTTGAAGAGTCTTTTGACCAAAGATTACGATACCTTCTGCTGGGAATGAGGCAATTGGGTTAATATTGGCTTCGTATAGTGTGTCTCTCTCGTCAGCATTCAAGCGTTGTGATACACTAATTACTGGCAAACCACCACGACCTTCTGATAGACCACCACGGGTAAATCCTGCTGGTGCAAACCATAGTTCTTGTGTTCTTTGTCCGTATGACATAGCTCCAAGGGCTACAACAGAAGGAGGAACAAACAAGTTTCTATTGCTGATTGTATCTCTGATTTGTACCCAAGGGAAATATGTGGCAGCATAGCTTGAGTTAATTGCTCTACCTTGAAGTGTTGTTACTACACTATCTACAGAGCCTAAACGTGCTACAGCAGAAGCTTCATAAGATTCATGTTCTGGAACATAAACATCTGGCAAGTCGATAACTGCAAGGGCGTCTGCTCTTGACTCACAAGTATTAATCAAGTGAGTTGTTAAAGCTTCTTTTGTAACGCCGGGAATAGCAACTATATCTGTTACCAATGTTTCTGGGTCTGCACAAGTATCGATAGCTCTTCTGATTGTGTGATATTCATAACTAGTTGTCTCAGATGAACCAATTGCTCTATTTGCAAATGGGTCTGATTCAACAATATCTACACCATCAAAACCACCAACAAATGGCATTGTGAACTTATTATAACCAGCATCAAGTACATAACTATAACCACCAGATACTGCTGTATAAGAAGTACCAGCAAGTCTTGAACCAGCTACATACACAGCACCACCACCAACAGTTACTTCTGGCTTAACGTCGTCTAGTGTGAATACGAAAGAGTTTTCTACATATGTTTGCGAAGTTGCATCATATGAATCAACTTCTGCTGGTTTAGCTCTGACCAAATCAACATATGATGGGTCTACTAAAGTTGTTGAACCAGACTCTGTTACTTGCATACCAAAGTATGCTTTAGTTGAATCCGAAAGACCTACTGAAGAAGCTGACACAACGAGTGGTAAAGTTGGATATACGAACGAGGCTGTTATAGAAGCTAGACCACTAGCATTCACAAACTTACCACCAGTATTTGCTCTGATTGCTGATGCAGTAATAACGTTATTAGTAGAAGTTAATGAACCTGTGAGCAAAGTCACAGTCTTATATCTTGGTGGACCGTAGAAACCGAATGGGAGATAAGCAGCGTCAATTAAACCAAGTTCTACTGCACTATCAAGCTCAACATAAACATATTTTGAAATTAATGGGTAAGTACCGATTTGTCTGAATCTTCTTTCGGAATCTGACCAATCTAAGTATGTATCACCAATTCTTCTAGCGATAAAGTTTTCAGATGCTGGATTGAGGTCAAGGTTTGAGTATCTCTCAACAACCTTTTGATTTGCGTCTGTATCGTTTGAGCGACGAATTGAAAGAGAGAAAGTTCCGTATGGATTATAAGCTGGATTAGCTGGTGGTTTAATATTGTAGATTGAAATCTTTAGATTTTTGCTTTCCCATTCACCAGAATCAATTGCTACCAAACGGAATAGTCTTTGTTGTGCGGTTGCAGAGAATGAGGCATAATTAGCATTCAAATCTTGGCCGAATACCCAGCCAGTTTTTGCTGGTTGCATTGGTATTCTTTGGTCAGCTACGTTTACTGTTGCACCCTTTAATGGTGCTATAAATCCTACAAGACCAGTAGTTACTGATAGAGTATTTTGTAGTGATAAATCAAACGTATCACCAAGCCAATAAATTTCTTGTGAAGCAGTTGGAGTGATTAAAGTGTTTGTTAATACAGGGTTGGTATTAAAAACTTTTCTGATATATTTATCAGAATCTGGGTCCAAGTTGAATGTTGTATTATAATTTTCAGTACCAGCAGCGTTATAAATAATTGCTTTAAATTCATTTTTATTTGTGCCAGCACCTTGTAACAGAATACTTGAACCAGAAGTTTGACTACCAGTTAAATCTGAGCCAGAAAGAGCTACAGAACCTGTGTTCAAATACCAAACAGCAGCTAGTGAACCAGTTCCAAGATTTGCGTTTAAGTTTGAGGCTGATTGAATTAAGAATAAACCATATGCACCACCACCAACAGAAGCGGTTGTTGGTTCAGAAGATACTGTTTTCCAACCTGCTTTACCAGTTGTAGCATTTGCATTTTCATTTTGTGTTCCAAGCAAACGAATTACGTTAAGTGCTGGTGTATTTCTTAACCAAGCTTGTGCAGCGTAAGCAGCATATGTTGGAGAAGTATAGTTACCGTTTCTCCATACATCGCCGCCAATTTTACCAGCAATTGGATTTCCAAAGATATCAACAAATTGCGAAAAAGAACCAATACGTACTGGTCGCATTGCTGGTCCTTTTTCAAAACGACCAATTATTGTTGGACCTACGCCAACCGCTGTTGCAGTTAATTGAGAGTTATCAATCTCAGCAATTTGAACACCGGGAGAAACAAATTTGAATTTATCTACAGCCATTACTTAAATCTCCAATCTTTTTAATTTAATTATCAGTATTAAATAGTTATATCTACTTCAAAACGCTTTATTCTCTATAATTAGTTTTGTTTTTCAACGAATTTAGAATTTGATTAATATCTCCAACTACTGTACGTTCTCTTGGAATTTTTATTTCAACAGCATTTTCTCTCTTAACAAACGTTGGAGTATTCTGATTATTACCTTGACCAGACAAATATCCTAACACATTGAAGTTAATTTTGGAAGTATAAAGTTTTCTATCTTCTGCAAGATTTGCTGAATTATGTTCTATGCCAAATCCATCTTCAAAAAATACTTCAAATTGATGTTCTTTCTCATATATTTGTTGTGTCTTTTTATTTCCATTCTTTGTTATGAATGTTTGAATGATTTCATTAGCTTGTTGTAAGTAATCACATTTAGTGTGTAATGTATATTTAACCATAATAGGTACTGGCATGTTCATTGTCACAGTAGTATAGACAACTTTGGTTGGAACAGCTCTTGGGTCACGTAATCCAAATGGATTTGAAAAATTTCCATATCTATCAACTCTATTAACTACTTGTCCTTCAATGCCTCTGGTTAAATCAGCATTCTGAAAGTTTGTTGTTTTCTGTTGATTAACTGTTCTAGATACGACTACAGAACCGCCACGATAATCATTTAATGCTGGTATGTTTGCTGGTACTGCTGAGTTCTTCGCCTCTTTCTTAATATCCGTTCTATCGATTGTCATTATAGGTAAACGTAACATGCCAGAACTATCTCTTAAATCTTTATCAGATTTTAACTGATATGCTCTCTCAGCAGACAACCAAATAACAGGAACTTTTTTCCAACCATCTTGAGTGTTTGTATATACATCATAATGATTATTTATCCAATTAAATACAGCAGTATCAATCGTTTCAATTGATGATGGTTCAAGTATGTATTCTTCTTTAGTTTCTACCATGTTATCCTACGAATATATTTTGAGGAATCTTAGCAGTTGTTTTCTGTAGATTCTCTGAATCATTAGCTGTTTGTTCAGTTAGCTTGCTGTATGTAAGCTTCTCTAATGTAGTCTTTAATTCTTCTCTTAATTCTTTTTGCATTTCTTTAGCTTCACTAATTAACGCAGTACCGTTAAGAGTAACTGATTCACCGGGAATTGGAATTGTTGAAAACTTAGAACGTATTTGTCCAAGTATCTCTTTGCAAAGAGCAAGACAAAATCTTCTAATCCATTGCTTACCAATTGAGTTTATATTTTCGTATGGTATATTGGCGAATGGTAATGTATTCATATTATTAATACCAGCAGCATGATTGACGCCAGCATCGTTATTGCTTTGTTTCCATCCATCTTCTTGTACACTAAAATCAATCCAAAAATATCTTGGTGTGAATGAATTTGGTACTGGGAATATTCTTAACTTATTATTTATAACTTCATATGAATAATGGGAATTTCTTGTGTATATTGAAGTTTCATAAGCCATTGCTTGTAATTTATTTTGCCAAGCTGGAATAACTTCAAATGTGCTATCATCAGCATATTGACCATATGTTGATAAATTACCAATTACATTTAAACCACCATAATATCCAAAGAATCTCCACATTGAAGCTGGGGTTTTATAATAAAATCTTCGGACTGTCACTTTCTTACCAGCTAAGGTTCCACTAAACGGAACAGGGCCACCAGTTGCTGGGTCATAGTTGTTTGCGCTTGCTGATTGAATAATCGTTTGTATATCATAATCTTGTACTTCATCTTGTATAGGTATTGAAGCAGAGTAGATTGGAGAGTTCATACCAATACCAGCTTCTGTTGCAAATGCATCGCCAAAATGTCTTAAATAATCTAAATTATATTTTGGATATGATAGTTCTACTCTTCCCCCGACAGTACCCGACAGTTCACCATTTTGGTCAAATGTACCAGTAGTTTTACCTAGCAATGTGGGTAGAACGTTTTGTGCTTGATGTAAATTAACAATGTAAGAATATTCCAATACTGCTTCTTCATAAGCTGCATAAACGTTTCCGGGAGTTAATTCAATGTCTAATACATCGCCACCTATCTTCTTGTAAACATATGCAACTTGGTCTGCTGCGCCACTTAAAAATGCTGCCGAACCAGAATAGATTGCAAATGGGAGATATTGCGTAACTTCTGTTGGGCTTCCAGTTACAGGTAAAACTACTGCGCTTAATGTGCTAGTAGGAAGCAAATTTGGAACTGCCATTAAATTAAATACTCCTCAAGTTTAAATAGTTATAAATAAAAGAAAACCCCCGACTATTGCTAGTCGGGGGCTTCTTTATCTATCTAAGATAGATTATGCACCGCTCTCGCCAAGGAGGCCACGGACGATAACAAGACCGTACATATCTGGTCTTACCATCTTCTTGGCGTAACGGGTCATTACGCCTTTACGTGGAACGAAGTCCTCTTGACCAAAGATGGTTGGAGTGACTTGTAGTGGTACGTATGGAGCATAAACGTAACCGCTTTCAAGGAAGCTGTTACCCTTACGACCGACGAGGATTACGTTACGGAGGAAGTCTGCTGCAACGTATACATCCCACTTCTTGGAGATTGAACCGACGTTGACTGCGCCAACTTCGCCCTTCTCGTCTTCGTGAGAAACCTTGGCACGGAAGCCAGAGGTAAACTCAAGAATGTTTGCAACTTCTGGACCACATACGAGGAAGTTTGCACCACCACGTAATGTCTTTCTGTGGATTTGAGCAGATACGTCATTAATTGTTTCAATTAGTGTTTCGTACCATGCTGAGACAGTACCTGTGAAGTCTGGGGCCTTTGTTGAGGCACCAATCTCTGCACCAGTTGTTCTGTTGACGAACAAACCGGGTGAACGTGACCAGTAGAATGTACCAGCGGTTGCACCTTTGATAAGGTCTTCCATGATTTCTCTATCAATTTCAAGTGCTACATGCTCTGATAGAAGTGAGGTAAGCTCAACTTCTGCATCCAAATTGTGGTATGCGTTGAGGTCTTGACCCAATTCTGGTGACCACTTGGCCTTGAGTTTCTTGGTGATAGCAGTTACGCTGATTGACTCAACCTTGATATCCAACTCTGGGATATCGGCTGAAGCTTCAAGACCCCATGTGCTTGTACCAGCAATTGCACCGAGAGCGTCAACGCCCGCTGGTGAAGCTTGGAATGCATCTACGATTGGGAACTCAAGTTTAACAGCTGTACCAGTTACATTAAGGCCGAGAGTAGCTGCACTTGTTGATGATGGAGCGTTGAATACGAATAGTAAGTTTGAACCACTAACTGAGGTCAATCTACGAATCATTGTACCACTACCAGCAACTGTGTTTCTATTTGCTGCGGCAGCACCGTTAGAACCAGAGGTCAATGTAATTGCTACCAAGTTTCTAGTATTAAGTTGAAGTGCTGTAAGAGTTGAAAGAGCCAATCTAGCAACCATTACTGTTGAGCCAGAAGTAATATCTGGGTCAAATCGAATATATGAATCAATTGTACCACCATCGCCAGCAGAACCAGAGGCTACACCAGTAAGACTGATTGAGCCAGAGGAACCAGTTGGTGAAGAATAACCATTGTTCATACCGTAGAAACCCTTTTCAGCATTTACGCCGCCAAGGTTAACACCGCCTGTAACCTCACGACCAACAATGCCTTGAGCATATGGTGACTCATTAGCAAGGGATGAAAGTCTTGGAGTTGTTCCAGATGTGTATTGGAAATCGAGGAAGAAGATAAGACCGCTTGGAAGACTCATTGGTTGAACTGAAACGAGGTCGTTGGCAATCAATTGGGCGAATACACGGCGAACGATTGGGAAGGCTACTGAAGCGAAACCTTCTACGTCGCCAGCGGACATTGTTGAAGACTCACGAAGAAGTTCTTTGGCTTGGTTCTCAAGAAGAACGGCCATGCCAGAACGCTTGCGGTCGTCGGTGATGCCCTCTAGAAGACCAGTCTTTTCCCATTTGGTAAGAAGGGCTGCGCCTTCTTTTGCGAGGTCACGATGAACCATGCCCTCTGTTAATTTTTGAACGATTGACATATTAAATACTCCTTAAATTATTTTTTAATTCCTGCTAAAATTTGCAATCTCTCTAGCTCTGGAACGTGAGCTGTCTCTTGTTCTCTTCTGCCAGAGATTGAAGATATTACATTTCTTGTTACTGCTTCGTTGAGTGATTTTGGTGCTGCACTTGTGTTAGCACTCTGCACGGAACTTTGAAGTGTTTCAAAAATTGTTTTTGCTTCGTCTGGTGTTTTAGCGTTAGAAAGCTTTTCGACAATATTTGTTTTTTGTCGCTCATTCAAGGAGACATTGCTTAATACGCGATTTACATAGAGAAGCTTGGCATTAGACAAAGCGAATGAATCCAACTTCTCTTTTAATACTGAAACAACATTTTCATATTGCTCAACTCTCTTAGAAAGAACATCTTTCTGTTCTTCTAAAGTCTCTAAACTTTTATTTGTTTTATCTCTTTCTTTTCTGGCTTTTTCAAGTTCTTTTTCTTTAGCGGCCAGTTTTTCTTCAGCGGCATCAATTTGAGCCTTTGAAAGAGCGTGTGCATCTTGTGTATGATTTGAAGGACCGCCAACACTCCAAGATTCTCCTTTGAATCTCATATCGTTGTGGGCTGGGTCTAATCCACCGATTGATAATTGTGCTTCTTCTTCAAGCATTGATAATAAATCTTTCTTATTAAATTCTAATACAACATCATCTGATTTAGATTCTTTAAGAATATTTCTATCAATTCTATAATATCCCTCACCAAGACCAGATTGTTGTTGTGGGTTTAGTGGAACTCCCATAGCAGAAGCTCCTGTTTGACCAAAACTATCTGTAGTAATTGGACCGCTTGTATCAGTATTAGATAATTTTTGTGCTATGGCATCGAGGTCAATTTCTACTTTTTCTTCTTCTTCTTTGCATGTGCAAAGTTTTTCACCCTCGGTTGCAGCACTAGGAACATTTTTTAATGGTTCTTCTACTGGTGCTTGCATACCCATATCCATTGTTTGGTCTGGCATTGCTGCCATTGGGTCTTCTTCTGCTTCTAATAAGCTTTTTAAAGCTTCTTTAACTTCAACTGAGTATTTCTCTATAACTGACGCTTCTGCATTTTTTAGTGCAGCTTCTTTGAGTGCTGCTGCATCAATTATTGCTTGTTCTAACAAAGAAGACATTAATAGTTCTCCGGATTCTTTTTAATACTTATCAAAGATAAATAGTAGGTATATTTTAAAAAAACCAAATGTTATTATATAAAATAAAAAACTTGGGCATAATTAAAACCCTTTAGTTACTAAATTGTAAAAAACTTTACCAGTAACATTAGTAGTTTTAGTAATTGTTGCAGTAGAATGGTTAAAAGAGAGTACATCGCCACCGCTAAGTTCACCAAATTGAATTCTTATTGGATAAGCAACATTAGCAGCAAGTGAAGCTGTACCAGATTG